TGCAGATATTTCAATAACTGATTGGCCATTTTTAACTTTACCTGAGGTAATGTTAATGGGGTTCAATGTAATTATTCCTGTTTTATAATTAATTGTTCCAACATTTCTACTTACGATAGTTGAAGATGTTGAAGTCACGGATGGAACAGTGAATAAGAAAATAGAACCAGTAATCGCATCACTATCTGGAATATCTGAAAGATAAACTTCCTGAGTAATTCCAGAAACTCTAAATCCACTTGATTTAATGTTGTAACCATTCATACTCTTGATATGAAATTCATTACCAAATCCAATTTGATATTCTGCGAAGGAATTTAATGCAATTCTCAAGTCCCTTCTAATATTAATAGTTGTAATATTAGAAGTCACAGATTCATGACTATCATCAATAATTTTCAAAAATTTACTATACTTAAATCTTGCACCATATTTATTTAACTCACTTGATTCGGAGTAATTATTGACGTTTGATTGTATTAAACTGGAAACATATGATGAACTTGGAGCAAGATTTGTATTGTAATAAACTTTAGAAGCTGTTTCGATATAGAGATACTTTAGATCTAAAATTTCGGGGACAATTCCTGCGACTGCATACTTTTTCAGTTTAAGTTTGATATTATCCTTAATTAGATTTGGTAGAAAGTCTCCATTTCGTGGTTTTATGCTTATAAAGACTTTTCCATATTGTGGGGGAACCAAATCTTCTCCACCAAACACTGAAATTGATTCAGTTTCTGGATATATTTTTGTTGGGATTAAAGTTTCATAATCACTGGAGGTTAAAACTCTATTCTGACTAGCATATATTCTTGGAGCATATTTTTTGATAGAACTTACAGACTCAATAGGCTCTCCTCCAGATGAACCTAAACCTGTTGTTAGTAGAGAAATTCCAGATGTTACTGGATAAGTAACTCCGTTTCTTTCATATGTAATTCTTCCTGAGAATGAGAATTGTGAGATACCATTCGCACTATCACCACTCGAAACTATGTAAGAAACGTCTATCTGATAACCTTCTTCTAGTTTCTTACCAAATATTCCATCTCCAAAAATAATTTCATATCTTTCATCTTCTATTTCTTGTAAAAAGAAAACTCTTGAAGTTGAATCAATATCAAATAAACTATCTTGTAAAACATATTTTGCTTTTCTTCCACCCTCTGTCACAATTACGGAAATTGTGTCAGTATCAATTCCAGAGTTTGGTAAGATAAATCTTTGATTTGGATTTCTTGACGAATATGTGAAGGTATTTGATAAAACAGTGCCTTCTATGATCTCAATATCAGTAAAAGTTGCTAAGTTATCAACTATAGGAACAGTAATTCCTGATGGATTACTGTTGGTTATTTGATCATTCCCCTTTAGAACATCATTACCCTTTAAAATGCAGAAGGAATATGATTGATTTCCAAAATTTCCAAAAGAAGTGGCAACAACACCGTCTCTAAGAGTTAGTGATGATGGAGTTGGTGTAATATTTGAGGTATCTACAAAGAAAGAAACAGTTGCTCTTGCAGCCTTTCTTGATTTTGGGTTATAACCTATGTTTCTTGCCAGAGCAACTACATTTTCTCTTAGAGTTGCGCTATCAATAAAAACTTCATTCGACACCATGTTGGCATTGTATGAAGTAATATAGGTATTATATGCCAATACATCAATTATTGTAGAGAGATTAGATCCCTCAAAGTCATAATCCGTAAAGTTCGAATTAGACCTCAAATAACTTTTAATAGATTCTTTAATCTGGTCAAAGTCCAGATTTGTGAAGTTTACTAGTGGCATTTACCTTGTAGGTTGTAAAACAAATTCTAACTGTTGAGTAGAAACATCTACTCCAATGATATTGTAAGTGATAGTAACATCAAATGAATTATTATCATAGTCTGGGTATGCAGTTGCGCTTATCAAAGAAACCCTTGGCTCATAGTTATTGATGGATGTTCTTATCTGACTTTCAATACTAGATGCTGAAATCTCATCTACATTTTCAAATAGCACTCTAGAGACTGAAGATCCAAAATCTTCATTAAAAAACTTTTCTCCAGGTAGAGTAAAGACAATATTACGAATAGAGCGGCTTATTGCGGTCTCATTTTTGATCGCAATAAGGTCGTTGTTCAGTGGATTATACTGAAACGACATACTTATGTCTTTAAAACCTTTACTTACCCGCTCTAGAGGCATGGATTATTATAATTCTATCTTATTTATTATGGATTTTTTGATTCGTAGAGTGGTTCCGTCCCATATTCCCAATCATCATAGTCCTCATCATTGCGAATTTTTTCATGTATTTCGTTTTGATGAAAGAAATCGTGCTTTTTGGGAGTTAAATCATCATTTGCGATCTCACGAAGCATCTTTTGCTTCTTGATTTGCTCTTCCCAACCATATTCACTTGCCAAATATTGAGTTCCCCACTCATTTTTCATGAAATTTTCATCTTTATCGACTTGTTTGGTCATTGTTTTGCTCCTGATTTGTTAAATCAGAACTTTTTACGGGGTTGCTATCCCGTTCTTGTGCTGTTTTCCAAAAATATTCGTCTTCATGACCCATTCCAAGACGTTCATGACCATTTTCAACTTGATAATAGCGTGTAGAGACCTTAAAATCGGGTGTTTTTGGTTCCTTAGGAGTCAAACTGTTATCATAAATGCGTATTCTGTTGTTAGGATAGAGTGCAAACTGTCCGTTTTGTAGTTCAATCAGATTATGTGACTTGTGTTCAGATGGATTTTCACTTGTTGCATAGTCAATGACATCAGGATCCTGATGATAATTATCTAGTGTACATATATACACACCTTTTTGAGCACCAAAGTCGCGTGTATAGCACTCATAATCCATTGATCTAATAAATTGTTTTATTACAGCAACTACACCGTAGTCCATACAGTTCCAAAATTGAAGATTGGGCAAATCTAAATCAGGATTTGGAGTTTCTGGGCGAGATACGAAGGCACTGATTGGTAACTTATCATACATTGCAGCATATTCTGGTAGATAAGTTTCAAAATAAAAAGCGCGTCCAGGCATCGACTTAGCCGATACCCAAACACCTTTAACAAATTCTCCCCATCCACTTTGATGATCTGTTAAGTATTCTTTACGAACCCAAACTTCTTGTGATGGCAGATTAGCAATGAGACATGTCATAATAGTTATTTTTTTTTAACTATTTACCTTGTCCGCGATACTTCTTCTTACGTCCATTACGAGAGGTTGCACTGAGTAATGTACGAGCAGAGCGTCCCTGACGAGTTTTCTTAGGTGCTCCGGGTTCAAAAATAACCTTACTGCTACCACCGCCTTTAGCCATTGTTAATTTCCTCCAATTCAATTAAGTTAGGATTAATATCATCTTTTCCCGAGAAAAAGTTTTCCGAGATATCTTGAAGGACCTCTGCACATTCTTCATGAGTAAGGTCCACATAAATCTTATTGCCTTTGTAGAATACGTTATACTTCTTCATCAGATAATACGAGTCTTTTCATGTCCGACTCTAATACGAGGATCGCACCAGATCTCAAAACCTGCTTCTTTTGCATCAAGACAGAATGATACATCCTCTCCACACATATCCTGAACGGCTCCGGATTCAAAGACTTGCATCTTTGGAGCAAACCAAGGATACTCAAGATTCTCAAAGACACCTTTCTTAATCAGTACCCATCCAAAACCTGTGTAGTCTACAGTGAATGGCTTACGACGCTTGCTGATCGATTCCACAGTCTCGTGGTTCATGACTCCGCCATTCTTGCGGAAATCATCTTCTTCCAACCAGTGTGCGACAGAGGTTGTGTGACCATCTTCTGTTGCATACCAACCCGAAACAATTTCTTTCTCTTCTTCAGCAGAAAGAGCAAGATCACAGAGTTGCCAGAACTTGTTTGTGTCAAAGACAATATCCGAGTCAATCCAGAGTTGATAATCATACTCTAGTTTTCCATCCCAAGGAATCTGCTTAGGTCCACGAAGAACATTTGCACCAAGACACTTACAACGTGCAAAGTTAACCATGGAAGAATAATCTTGAGAAATCTGAATACTCATCTGATTCTGCACCATATCAAAGCACAGTTGAACAAATGCCTTCAGAAAAATAAATGAACATCCGCGACCTGGAAGACAAAATACAATACTCTTCCCTCGCATCCTTTCCTTAATTGCATCATAATCCCACTCTTCAGTTTTGGGTTTAGGTGCAGTTGCTTTAACAGTAAATCCTTTTGCCATAAGAGAAATAAACTTTCAAGTTCAATTTTAACAGTCTATATATGCTTTTGTCAATGAGAAGAATTTAAAATAATCTCCTTATTAACAATCAATTCAATGTAGTTCAAATCCTCTGTAGAGTAGTCAGTCTTCATCAATCCCACTAAGTTGTGTACAGTACTCCAAGTCTTTTCAAAGTCCTCTTCTTTTACCGAATGTACAATACACTTATCCTTAGCATATATGTGATAAACCTTTTCCATATGAAAAATATTTCCGGAATTTTTATGGTGTAAATTAATTCACCACTGCATTATATATCAGTACTATCAAAAACCCAAGGGGGACTAATATTATTCTTCCCATTGTCTTTGGATATCTGATTAGCCAACCAGCAAATACAACTTTCCAAAAGTTCCAATAAGGATCTCTTCTGTGGGGGTTTTTGAGACTGATCATACTTCCGGAAATTTTTTATGAGAGTGATATTTAAAGGTCGATTTGTCACCTCTGTAGGTTAGGGACTTATCGATTTTTTATACGCAACGCCGCCGCGACGATATAACGCCCGACCGCAAATAACTGCCGGACGACTATTCTAACGCATATGCCCCTCACTGTCAAGTAAGGGGCACACAGTTACTATCAGAACTCGATGCTATCAGCAGTCGGTTCAGCATAAGCAACGGCACTCTGATTGTCCTCGGTGAGAGTATCAAGGATCTGCAGAATCTCAGTGCTAGTGTTACCTTGAGCCAGCAGAGAAAGCATCACGGACTTGGACATAATAAAGAAGAAAAGTGTTGTGAACTGTGTGGTGCCTAGTTTATACTCATGCGACAGGAGTTGAGTATATCAGACTGCTACATCTTCAGGCAGCAGATTAACAATTGCATCCACACCAGCGATATGCAGAGACTGTACAAATACCATCGCTTGATTGATAGTGGGGAACTCTACAGTACGCTCTACATTGTCTTGAACGTTGGTGAAGGTGACGGTGCGAGCTTGTGTCATTGAAGTGTCAGTTAGTGTGTGTTGAGTGAGTGTTACTTAAGACTAGAAATCAAACACGTCAGAGTTAATCTCAAGGACGTTAACTTTGGGGTCTTTGAATGATACTCCATCAGGCGTCTTTAGGGAGTTAAAACCACATCCTTCCAGAGCATCTACGAAGTCTTCATAGTTACCTGCTTCCATAGCAAGACTATAGAAACCCTCATCATTCTGAATCCAGAGAGCAACATTCCAGGTCTCATAATTCTCCCAACCGTTATAGCTGGTATCCAGAACATTTGATTGGAAAGTGGTGCTCATCGTGTTGGTAGTGGTGCTCATACTACTAGGACACTTTAGAGGGCCCACTATCTGTTACTCACCCTACTCTGAATATCACTGAGAATCTCAGCTATCGCCTCCACGCTATCCTCACCGTTCTCCTCTAACTGTTGCATAACATCTTGCAGTTGAGGTAGAATAGCGGTGACACTTTCTGGCACCCGAATCATCACTCCAGAACCTAGATTTTTATACTTTAGCGGTCTCATAGTTTTGATAGCATAACTGGGGGTATTTATGGGGGGTTATGCTATCAAAACTCACAGCACTAAATTACCACCTATCAGGACGGCTGAGGTCTTCTACATATGCCTCACACTTCTCAGCTGGTTCCAACTTGAATAACTTCTCCCAGTCAATCTGGTGCGGATCGAAGTCAGGGAACGCAGAAACATCTAGAGTAATGCGATAGCGAACCTTCTGTGCCTGTGAATACGCAACCGACATAAGTGTGCTCCTTGGTGTTCTTTGGATAGTCTAAGATACCTGAGAAATATTGTCAACACCCTGGTGGATATTTATGTGCGGTCCTGATACTTTTTGAGGAGATGTGTGGGGATTTGGAGATACTGGGGTTGACAGAAGTGCGGTCCTTATGTTATGCTATCTAAAATGACTACAAGAACTGACATTTATCAAATATAACACCATTGATATAACAAACTACTATATCTTTTATTTTACATTTAGTTTTCCACAGTTTAGTATAGCAACCTACCAGTATAAAACCTGCTATTTATACATAGAATTAGAGCGTCTTATCAACAATGAATCAAGGTATCATTTACGCCATCTACAATAAAGAAACAGGCAAGTATTACATCGGTCAAACTATAAAGGAACTGAACAAAAGATGGCAAGAACATCTATACGAAGCAAAGCGAATGAGAGACACTCCACTATACAGATCTCTTCGCAAATATGGAGCAGATAAGTTTAAGATAAGAGTAATAGAAGAGTGCTCGGTTAATATACTTGACGAAAGAGAAACTTACTGGATAAGTGAATACAACTCATACATCAATGGTTATAATCAAACAGATGGATCTGGTGGTCAGTATAGAATAAGCGAAGAAGTAAAAGATAAGATAAGTACATCAATGACTGGGATTGAGAAATCACCAGAACACATTGAAAATATAAAACAGACGATGAAGAATAGGGGAATTGGGTTTAAGATAAGAGGTGATGGTAAGCATAGTCGTATTAAGATTAAAACAATAAATGTTGATACTTTGGAAGAAACTTTCTATAATAGTATAACTGAATGTGCTGAAGCATTAGGTATAGCAACTCACAATCTTTCTCGCTACCTTAAACACGGTTGGAAATGTAAAGGGCACAGGATAATCAAGTTAGAAGATAAGAAGAAAAGTTATGCAATCTATGGTATTGATAAAATAACAAATAGAGTCAAATATACCTTCCCAAGTGTAAGAGCAGCAGGAAGAGAGTTAGGGTCTGCTAGCGGTTGCGATAAGTCACTTAAACATCCACACAAATATACCTGGAAAGGTTGCTATTGGTTCTATCAGTAAGCATAAAAAAAGACCCTTTACATAGGGTCTCTATACTATATCAATCCAATGCTAATCTGTACCGAGCATACTCTTCTGCATCCTTTCTTTTCTTGAACAGTGCTAACTCACCTTCAAATCTGAGAGGCAGATACCTAAACTTCTTTCCTTCAGTAGTGATAACAGTTCGAGAGAATAGATGCAATGAGTATCTACCTTCCTCTGTTCTTTCCTTCTGTTTAGTAATA